CTGAATAGATCCTTTCAGTCTATCTAAATCCCTATCAAGTTGCATGTATTCTTGATAAGCATCTTCCAATTCAACTTGTCTATCTTCTAGTTGAGTGGTTCTTTTATAGAACCTTTCTAGAAGTTGTTCATAATTTTCAGTCTCTTTCATGATTCCTCCTTTCCAAGTATTGTACCATATGTGTCAAAGTTTGTACATCCTCACCTACTAACTTAAGAATCTTGTCGCAATTAGAACAAAGAAGATTATCTCCATCCATAACAAATCTATTATACCTACCACCTGGTTTAGTGGTCTCACAGATAGCACAAACTCTATTCTTTTCCCTAATTATATCATACTTCTTTTTCTTCCAATAATTCTCTACAGCTCTCTTCCTACTACAATCTTTACATTCATAAGCATAAGAAGACAGGAGAGTTGCATTTACACCACACCTATGGAAATCAGCTAGCAGACTTTTCTCTTGTCCACAGACCCTACAAGTCCTCTCCTGAAGTAGTAAATGATCGGTCTTTATCTGATCATCAATCTCCATCTTCAACTGGATCGACAGTATCTCTTTCTATATGTTCTTCTAATTTTGAAATAGATGCGTCTACTCCTGCCAATCTTTCTTCAAGTCGATCTTTCCAATAGTTAAGCATCTTTAGTCTCCACTTCTGATGATCTTCATGAGACATTGTAGGACGTCTAAATGAACAGCAACCCATTAGTAGTACTATAACTTTACCTATTATATATTAAAAAAGGACCAGTGTAAATGGTCCTTTGAAGATATTCAGTTTTTAGGAGTCATCCTATAAGCCCCATATGCACTGCCACCTATGGCAGCTAGAATAAGGAAGAGTTCCATTATCCTATAGCAGGAGCAAGGAGAGCAACTTCAGTAGTCTCAGCTGTAGCCAAGTCTAGTGGGAAGTTGTGAGCGTTCCTTTCATGCATAACTTCCATACCTAGGTTAGCCCTGTTGAGCACGTCTGCCCATGTCGGAACTACCCTACCAGTGGAGTCTATAATAGACTGGTTGAAGTTAAATCCATTCAGGTTGAATGCCATGGTACAGATACCCATTGAGGTAAACCATACACAAACAACTGGGAATGTTGCTAAGAAGAAGTGAAGACTTCGACTATTATTAAAGGATGCGTACTGGAAGATTAACCTACCGAAGTAGCCATGAGCTGCAACGATGTTATAGGTTTCTTCCTCTTGTCCGAACTTGTATCCATAGTTCTGTGACTCAACCTCTGTTGTCTCTCTGATGAGTGACGAGGTAACCAAGGAACCATGCATAGCAGAGAAGAGAGAACCTCCAAACATCCCGATAACTCCCAACATATGGAAAGGATGCATAAGGATATTATGTTCCGCCTGAAAGACAAACATAAAGTTGAACGTTCCCGATATCCCAAGCGGCATACCGTCAGAGAAACTTCCTTGTCCGAAAGGATAAATGAGGAAGATCGCAAAGGCGGCTGAGACGGGTGCAGAGTAAGCAACACAGATCCAAGGGCGCATACCCAGACGATAGGATAATTCCCACTGGCGACCCATGTATCCACAGATACCAATTAGGAAGTGCATAACAACAAGTTGATATGGTCCTCCGTTATACAACCACTCATCGATAGTGGCGGCTTCCCAGATGGGATAGAAGTGCATACCTATAGCATTTGAAGATGGAACTACAGCACCAGAGATGATGTTGTTACCATACATTAAAGAACCTGCTACGGGTTCTCTGATCCCATCGATATCGACAGGAGGAGCAGCAATAAAAGCTACAATGAAGCAAGTGGCAGCAGCCAACAAGCAAGGAATCATAAGGACTCCGAACCAACCGACATAAAGTCTGTTGTCCGTACTTGTTACCCATTCGCAAAACTCACTCCAATTAGCCAAAGGTGACTGCTCTCTTCTTGAAAGAGTTGTCATTTGATTAATAGAACGGTTAGTTGAACAGTATGATAAGACATGTGCTAACCAGCACTCCCCGTGGTCTTGGTTTGGGGTAGTAAAAGATGAGGAGAACCTCACCTCAGTTTATTTATAGTAACAGAATGTTAAGCGTTTGTCAAGAAACCCATGTTGCTTTGGATGTCCACTCAGTTTTGTTACCACCCTTATCCTCATTACTTTCTCTGGTACACTTAGCCATAATCTGATTGTCTGTCACTGCCTGTAAGATAATATTACCAGCAATTATAATCCTGTTACCATCAACATTAAGAGGGTCAGCACCATGCATTACCCATGCTGGCCACACATTTATATCCCCACTACTCTGATGTTCAGGGTATATCTTATACCCTTTATCAGATTCAAAGTAGAAAGGATTTTGATCTACAGATTGTATTATATGACACCATGATAGGATCTCATCCCCAGAAAAATGAGCATGATTAGGATGACCTGGTGATCTCTTAGTATACCCTTGAAGCCAAAGGTTGAATTGATATGCAGATCTATCTTGCATACCCATCACTCTCATTATCTCTTCCATCTTATTTCTATAGAAGGGTACTATAGCATTAAGTACCTCAGTCTCCTCTTCCTCATGCTCACGAGGACCATAGGTAGTATACAACTCAAATGGTTTCTCGTTTACCTTTCTACCAACTAATTTTTTAACCTTCTCTAAAGTATCATCAGGAAGATTTTGATTCTGACTCCATATAATCATCGTTTAATCCACCTTGGAAAATAAAATATTAAAAAAGAAGCACCCCAAAAGGTGCTTAACACTGCTACATGCAGCAATCTATTAGAGTTGACTATCAACCCAAGTGTAACAAGACCCATCCAAACGTAATCTAAAGTACCGTGGAATCTATACCAGATATTATCACCATACTTCTTAATAAGTTTATCTCTTTGCCTTGCAAACCACGGTGATACGTGTCGCATCATAACGAATCCCTCATTGAGGAACATAATAATAAATCCAATCCAGAATATCATAATAATTTAAGAATGTATTTGTTCTGATCCTCCACAATGTCTTTCCTGCCAGTTCTCAGATCCTCCACCTTTCCAAGGTGAATGCTTCTGCACTGCTAATCTATACATTTTCTCATGCATAGTTTCTTCTATAGGGTCTGGTATCAAACCTTTATCAGTCGCAATAGGCATAGAATCTAAGGGGTTGGGTGGTCTACCATAGTCATCCAGTTTATCTGGATCGTATTTGTAATCGGGGTCAAACCATTCATCATAAGGAAGTACATCAGGAGCTGGGTATGTCATTTATGTTTGCGTATGGTTCCTTTCAAACCTGCTTCTTTAAGATACTCTCTTGCTTCTTTCTGTGCGTCAAAAACTTTTGCCCATCCAGCATGCTCTGACCATGCAGTATGTGAAACAAGATATTCAATCTCGCCATCTACTTTACGGGTTGCTACCCAACGAGAAGTGTTATTAGGATCTCTAGCCATGATAAAAAAAATTTTTAAACTTAAATTTATTTATTAAAGTAGGTCTCGTAGTACTTTACCAGACCAAAACTCACATTAAACTTACTGCACCACTCTTCAGCACATGCCTCTGCGTTCTTTCCAGAGTAACCAAACCTGCTTAAAATTTTAAGTGCTTCTCTTGTGTCCATGTGCTATACCTAATTCATGCATCTTTGCATGTTCTGCTATTGGATCTCTTAATTCATTCTTACCAGATCCAAATGTTTGCCATACTCCTAAACCAATTAGGAGAAATAAAAGGGAGACTATAAAAATTACCATTATCATATTAATCCCACCGATCCTGCGGTGAAACCAACTGCACAGAAGAAAGCGAATTCATATAATGCGTAGTAAGGACTACTGAAAAGCGTATTGACCGACATTGGTATAAGTGAATGCGACTAGTGATAATAGAAATAAGATTTGATACATTATGCTCCTGATGGTACTGGTATTGGTTGTGCTATTCTGATGCCTTTACCGCCATTGGTGTCGTCATCATCGTCATTATTAATTGCTCTTAAAAATAATTCAATCAACACTAAAGCAGCCATGGGATAAAAAACCCAGAGGACTGCTACTAGTGGTGATATACTGTTTGATGCGGCTGATAAGTCGCTCATTGTATTGTATCGAAATGTTACGAATAGGTATTTATGCTTTTTTGATCTTAAGCAAAGTACTTAACGTATGTGTAAGCACCTATGATTGCCCAGAAAATCATCATTGCTGCACGACCATTGGCTCTTTGCCAGATGTCGAAGTTAGAAGTATTTTCCATCTTAGAATACTCCTGGGATGATTTGACCTGAGACAGCATAAGCACCTAATGCTGAGATGATTCCGATCATTGCCCAACGTCCGTTGGCTAATTCTGCTTTTTCGTTCATTGTTTTTCTCCTTTCGTTAGATTTGTATAAGGGTTAGAAAGTGACCAGCATATGCTGGTGGTGTAAGAGACCTATGGTCTTAGAAGATGCCAGGAATAACTGCACCAAATAAGATGTAGTTATGCACTGCTGCAAAGAAACCAATCATCGCTAGGCGACCATTAGTTTGTTCTGCGTTCTTCCAATAGTCCACTTCCATTACCTCAATTTGAGGTTCTGCAGCGAACATGTTTTGTCTGCCACCATCTTCTGTGGTGACATACCTTGCGGTTGAACTTGTCATGTTATGTTAAGAAACATTACACAATTATATAGCAAATGTAAAGTTTCTGTCAAGGTAAAAATACCTATGTTAGGGTTTCACAGCACAGTCAAATGGGTTTATGACTACGTTTCCAGAAACGGAAACCCGCACCCCATCAGTTAACTTGGGATAAACTGTGTGTAATAACTTGGATGGAAATATCAGGATATGCTGATTTGAATTCTCGTTTACATAAACTGGTGACACCTGTGCTTCATTAACAAACACAAAAGGTGCATCGTTTTCTGTAACATCAAGGTATACAGAGAATGAGTATAAAGAAAAGGAATGTGTATGTAACTGATGCTGATCTCCCTTACGCATCTTGTTAGCCCACATCTTTACTACCTGTAGTTTCGTTTCATCTATACCATACACTCCCATCTCTGCCTTGTGTAACAGAAAATTATTATGAATTGCCTTCCTAACATACACATCAAACAACGGTGGTATGTCCATCACATACTCTGCGTTCTCACGATCAGTAGTATTAATAGAATAATTAGGATGGTCTCCTAAAGGTCTACCCCTCTCAAAAGCAGCATTAGTATACTCTTTTAACTCCTGAAAGGCATCATCGTGCACTTTGGCACAAAGCATTTTTTGTTCAACTAACCATTCCATAGTAGAAAGGGGTGCTCATGGCACCCCTGATAATATTTGATTTCTGTCGGGCTTAAAACCATCGAGTTTAGAGTCTATTGGTGAAGACTATAGGACTATCTTAGCATCATCCTCAGAATCAGGTACTGTAACTGTGCCAGTTTCTCCAAAGGTTATTGGTGTGGTTGGATCAAATGATAGATTATTAGTATCGAAACTAATATTATCATCACCAGTAGGTACTGTTATATTATAGTCTGGATTATAAGTCCCATCTGGGAACTGAATGTTAACCAGATCAGGACCAAGGTCAGGTCTTTCACTTGGTAACCCCTCAGCAATAGTCTGTAGTCCTTGGTAGTGTCTCCATACCTCACTCAAGGTGCTTCTATCAAAGTCTTTAGTATCTACTGCAGCTTTAAATGCCTCTTTGACTGCATCAACTGCCTTATCAAATTTTGTATGTAGTCCACAACTCATAATTGTTCCTCATCTATGGGTAAATTATAGCACCAAGATACAAGAGTGTCAATCTTGTGTGCCAGTTTTGAAATAGTCCTTCCTCATATACCTACCCAGTATATTACTATTGTAATACGCTGGAGTACCATCAGAATTCTCTTCAGTCAACACATTATGTATGAATAACTGTCGAGTCTCCTCATAGTTTACCTTACCTGGTGTCTTATGTAAACTTATTATTTCTCTTTTGAAGTTTCCATTCCCCAGAAGTTTCCTGTCCTCTGTAAGTTCTTTAGAACTTCCGTAGTATGCCTTCCAGTTACTTTCACTCGTCCTTTTGCGTCTGCTATTTCCAGACTTTCTGCGCTGTGTGAAGTACTTCCGTCCGATATATTGTTTCCCAGTTTGTAGATTTGTAATCCTGTAGACAAAACCGAAGAACTCGCCAATATCAGCAGAAGTGAAAGCTGCACCTTGATATATCCAGGGGTTTTCATAAATTCCTTCACCCATTGAGGGCGTTGGGGTACTTTCCATGCCATTAGTCACATTCTCCATCTTCATCGTTGATTTGTGCGTAGGATTTAATCCCATCACCTCTATCTATACGATAAGCATCAACGTCAGAATAAACTTCTGATTTTAAATAGGCAACTGCCCTTTCTAAATCTGCTATTAGTACTTTTAAATTTTGATTGCTCATTGATAATATTCTTCTAGTATATCCAATGACCTGTTAAGGTACTTGTTCGCACCTATACATTCCCACTCACCCATTTCGCCTCGCTCACATTTATCGTGCAATTCATTTTTAAGTTTGATAAGCTTATGAGTCATTTCTACTTTGGATAAGCGTCCGTTCATGGTAGCCTCTTCTGCAATTGTGTCCAATCATTATCAAATTTCTGGAGACCCGAATCAGTTAGGCAGTGGTCATACATTTTATTAAATATATCCCAAGGCAGAGTACAGATATCAGCCCCCACTCG